CCATCACCGGCTGGATGAACAACCCGGACGTACTGTTCGATGTGATCAACATGCAGACAGGCGCCACAATCGTGAAGAACGTCAACAAGGAAGTGGCTGACCTCATTGGGATTAACCCAGCCGCTCGTAGCACGTGCGTTAAGCCCAGCGGCAACGCCTCTGTACTGCTTGGCACAGCCTCCGGTATCCACGGTGAGCACTCACCCAGGTATTTCCGCAACGTGCAGATGAATGAGACTGACGGCTGTCTGGAGCTGATCGAGCAGGTTAACCCCTGCATGGTTGAAACCAGTGTGTGGAATCCTAACGGAACCGACCGTATCGTCAGTTTCCCGGTGATCTCCGACGAAGGCTCGATCTACAAGGATCACCTGCAAGGTGTGAAGCAACTGAAGTTCGTCAAGAAGGCCCAACAGAACTGGGTGGAACACGGAACCAATGTGGATCTATGTACCGACTCACGTAACCGACACAATGTCTCCAACACGATCTCAGTAGATGACTGGGACGGAGTGTTCGATTACATCTGGGACAATCGTCAGTACTTCGCGGGTATCAGTCTGATGTCAGCAGCCGGTGACAAAGCTTACCCACAGTCTCCTTTTACTGAGGTCAAGACCGCACAGCAGATCCAGGAAATGTATGGGGCTGCCTCAATCTTTGCCTCTGGCTTGATTGTCGATGGGCTTCACGCCTTCCAGGGTGACTTGTGGAAGGCCTGCACGTCTGTGATGGGCGCTGGTAAGGAATTGAGTCAGCATGGCAGTCATGACCTTCTCAAGCGCGATTGGGTACGTCGAGCAGAGCAGTTCGCACACAACTACTTCGCGGATCAGACTCTGCATATGACGGACTGTCTCAAGGATTGTCACCTGTTACATAAGTGGGAGACGGTCGCACGCGAGATCCAACCTATCAACTTCACGAAGGAGTTGGGCGAACAGGCTTACACGGAAGTAGACACCATGGGTGCCCAAGCCTGTGCAGGTGGATCTTGTGAGATATAGGTTTAACCCTAGCTGACCCGAATGTGACGTGAGTGAAGGCGTAGCCGAAACGGTGCGTCACATTCGGTAACAACACATACACCCTTTCTTACCTACCCTTTGATCCCTCTGTGCCCTCCGTATGACTACGCACTTACGCTGCGCGACGTGCTTGCCATACTCCAGGCCCACGGGATCAACCCCTCTCATTTTAAAGACACTGGATCATGGGTTCTCCGAACCCTTTTGTGACTATGTATGGGAGGTAGGTCTTTAGGGGCTCTGCTTCAACAGAGCCCAGGGAGTTTCACTCAGGGTTCACAGAACCTTGGGGGGAAGTCCCCCTTATATATACGTCGTTTTGTCCACACACCCTAAGTGGAGGATTTTATTAGAGATATACCTAGTATTGATGATATGCCGTACCTCAAGGCCCGATTGGGCAAAGCCCGGTCTGACCGGGTACGTTACGCCGGCAATGCCGACACTACACACCTCAAATGTGCAACCAATATACCGAACAGTGTCATCGCACAGATGCAGTTCAAACGTACTACGGACTATGGTTGCCCCATATCGGATGTACTTCAGGGTGCTGCCAATATGGATGCAGGCCACAGCTTACCGTTAAGTGTTAATCGTCTCTATAGCGTGCTTCAATCCATCGAAGTGGTTAACACACGTGAAGTAATGACAATGATGGCCGTGGATAAACGCCAAGCTCAGCGTTATGTCCGTGCCGTTAAGTTTGTTATGCCTCACTTGAATGCAATAATTAAAACAGATAAGTAACGTAACCCTATTACGTTTACCCCTCTAATCTGTTTTAATAACAACCTCACAACTAATCAAAGGAACCATATGAAGCAATGTAGAGCCATTGGCTGTATTTCCGTCGCTATATATGACGAAGAAGAAGAATTTTGTCCTAAGTGCTCATCCTTATTGGATGTTGCCGTAAGTGATGTCCCAAGGTCACATGGTTTTGAAGCAGAAGTAGAACCACAACAAGAGTCCATAGGCGGCGACAATGATTACTGGATCGCAATCATCTCAGACCCCAGACGGTTGGAGCCTTGCCTAGTGGAGTGTGACGACGTAATGGAACACTTCAAAATGACCTACCCAGAAGGCGAAGCCTTCAAAGCACTATGGCGTAAAGGCGCAGCTCGTATTGGTGAAGGTAAGCCCGGTGATACACCCTTACGTAACGCACAAAAAGTAGCTCACTATGGTAACCGAATGATTGCTATGGAAGAACGTGAGCTGGAATGCGAGACTTAATATCTTGTTACTTTACCCCTACGGTCGGTACGTTCTCATTACGTACTGACCAATGGGGTAATCCTACATACAAACTGTTAACCGGTGCTGTACATATATCACCGTCCTCCAAATTCAAAATAACCAAGGTCGAGTATTTTAATGTCCTTGGTTTCATGGTTTACCCCCGCATACTCTCAACCTACACCCCTTAAATAACGAGTACATAATCCGTTATTTAATTACCCAAAACAAACAGGAATTACTGTTATGCGTAAGTATCTCAACGGCAATAATGTACCGTTATCTGTTGCTGTGTTTTTAGCAACAGATTCTTATGACCACGAAGAAGATGTGGTCAGTGCCACCAAGCTGATGAAGCCAGTACGTCAGCTCATTCTGGGTGGCCGAGTGCCTCAGGAAAAGTCCTTAGTGGACATCGGAGGTTTGTTCAAATCCCGACTGGGCACTGCCCTGCACGACTCCATTGAGAAGGCCTGGACAGACAACCACGTCGATGCCATGACTGCCCTGGGCTACCCCAAGGGCGTCATTGATAAGGTTCGCGTCAACCCGTCCCTAGACTCCGTAGAACAGGACACCATCCCGGTGTACCTGGAACGACGCTCCTACAAGACCGTCAATGGGCAGAGGGTATCGGGCAAATTCGATTTTGTAGCAGAAGGTCGTGTTGAGGATTTCAAATCAACGTCTGTCTTCATGTTCACCAAAGGCACCAAAGATGACGACTACAGCCTACAGGGCTCGATTTACCGTTGGCTTAACCCTGACATTATTACTGATGATGTCATTGCCATCAATTTCCTACTGGTCGATTTCATGCCGGCTCGTGCCGCCAATGATCCGAACTACCCCAACTCCAGCACACCACAAAGACTGATTCCTTTGCTGTCAGTGGATGAGACGCAAGCCTATATCACCAACAAACTGAATCAGGTTGGGCAGCACAAGGACACGCCTGAAGAGGAACTGCCTTACTGTTCCGACAAGGATCTGTGGCGCTCTGATCCAGAATACAAGTACTACAAGAACCCTGAAAAACGCACTCGCTCCACTAAGAACTTTGACACCAAACAGGAAGCCTATTCCCGTATGGCGAAAGACGGTGGCGTAGGCATTGTGGTTGAAAAACCCGGCCAAGTACTGGCTTGCAAGTATTGCCCAGCCTTCCCTATCTGTAGCCAGGCAGCCGAACTGATTGCAGATGGATCACTCCAACTATAAACAGGACACCTCCTATGTCTTCCGACGATCTTAGGCTACGGCCTTACGACGAGATGGAACACCATCCCGTTGCCGACAAGCTGGCACAGATACTGTGCAGTAAAACCCAGAACACCAATCCCCTGTTCTTCCGAGTCCTGGTGGGTTACTACTTCTCCGTCATGGCTTCCATGATGCGTACCACAATCATCACGCACGACCGTGGCAAGATACCAGTGAACCTGTATGCCATAAATCTGGCTACCTCTGGCGCGGGTTGAAATATTAGCCCCTTTACCCAGCGATGGGTATAGCAAATCTCTCTAATTGCTGGAAACCCTTTAGAGCCTTATGCACTACAACGTAACTTGAAAAGGTAAGCGTGAATGTTAAAAAGCATACGGATTAGGCAATCAGCAGCGAAGCACCGTCTAGGTGAACGTTCAACGACTAGTCGAAAGACTTAGGGTTCAAGTGAACTCGAAACGGGAGACAACTCCACTTTCCTTATGCGTTGTTGCTACTATTAATCTAGCAACTACCAAAAGGAAAGTAATATGAAGCTTTGGAAAGACATTAAAGGATACGAAGGTTTATACCAAGTCAGTGATTGTGGTGATGTGAAGTCATTAAAACGATCCGTTATTAATGTTAGAGGTAACCTACAAAATTACCCTGAGTGTTTATTACGGAAAGAATTAATTAAACGGGATCACACCACATACTGCCGGGTTACTCTGAGTAAGAATCATTCTGTGAAGCGGCACCAGGTACATCGTCTAGTGGCCCAAGCATTTATACCTGGTGGTAACATCAATCAGGTTTGCGTAAACCATAAAGACAATAACGGTCAGCACAACGTCCGTAGTAATTTGGAATGGTGTACACACACAGAGAATATGCTACATGCACAAAAGCAAGGTAGGTTATTCACCTCTCAAAGTAACGCAGGTAAAGCCGCAGGTAAGAAGGCATTAGAAAATCTATCCTTCGAGTTTGCAGTCCTAAGTGGCACTACCGTAAATGCCTGGTCTATAGGCGCATACGCAGAGTACAGGTGTAAGAAACACTATATTAAATGTACATGTATATGTGGTAAAAACCAGAATATTGAAGTAGGTCGTATTAGGCGAGCAGAGATTACCGCGTGTAAGAAATGTGTATTCAATGATTTGTGGAGATGAAGATATAGTCTGGTCTTATGTGAAAGCATAAGCTGCAAGTAATGTTGCGGGGGAGGTGTAACGAGCCTCCTTGAACATAACGAAAGGTTTGTCTACGAACGTCATGGAAGAACAGGTGGTAGGTCAATTCCAACAACGGTTCGTCCATGAAACCTTCAAGCTCCTGGCAGAAGACAACCTACCTAAAATCTCCATACGCCGAGCCAGTGCAGAAGGCACCGACCCGGATGAGGAGTTGGAACGAACCAAGGCAGAATTCAAAGCACAAGGCGCCTTACTGTTCTCCTTTGACAACGGTACCGAAGCGGCTCTCAAGCAAGCAAGGTACAAGTTGCAGATGGCAGACGCCGGTGCCCTGAACCTTCAAATTGATGAGATTGGTTCGAACCTCACCGGTTCCGGTGAAGCCCTAAATGCGTACCTGGAACTGTACGACGTAGGCAAGATCAAACAGAAGATGACCAAGAACACCAAGGAAAACATCCGGGCTGAGGATCTGCAAGGCAATACCCCCACCAACATGATGATGTATGGCACACCTAGTAAAGTCTTTGATGGTGCCAAGGTCGAGGAAGAGTTCTACTCCTGGCTCGATACGGGTTATGCACGGCGCTGCCTCTTTGGATACGCCAAGGGCCATGAACGTGACATCTCGATGACCGTGGATGAGGTCTACGCACTGTTGACCAACACCGATACGGACTCGTACCTGGAGCAGATCTCGGATCATTTTGAATCACTTGCTGACATGATCAACATCAACCGCAAACTGGTGATGAGTGAACGTGTGGCCAAGCTGTTTATCCTGTACCGCCTGACCTGTGAAGAACGTGCAACGCACTTCCGGGAACACGATGAGATGCGTAAGGCAGAAATGGCTCACCGTTATTTCAAGGCCACCAAACTGGCCGGCGCCTATGCGTTCGTAGATGGTTCACCGGACATTACCGAAGCCAACCTTGAACAAGCAATCAAGCTGGTCGAGGAATCCGGTGTCGCGTTTGACAGCCTACTCACCCGGGACAAGCCTTACGTTAAACTGGCGAAGTACATCGCTGAATTACAAGAAGACGTGACCCACGCCGACCTGGTGAACGACCTACCGTTCTACCCTAAAACCAACAGTGCCCGTACCGACATGCTGAACCTAGCCATTGGTCACGGGTACAAGAACAACATCATCATCAAGAAGACCTACACCGATGGGATTGAGTTCTTACGGGGTGAGACGTTGAAGAAGACCGATCTCAACAAGATCTGTATCAGTTACAGCGAAGACATCGCCGTGGGCTACGCCAACGAAGTGGCACCCTTCACCAAGCTGCACCAGCTTACGCAAGCCAGTGGGATGCACTGGGTCAATCACCACCTGAAGGACGGGCACCGTCAAGAAGAGAATGCCCTACCTGGGTTCAATATTGTGGTTATTGATGTGGATCACGGTGTACCTATGGCAACGGCACAAAGTCTGCTGAAGGACTACACCTCCCTAATCTACTGCACCAAGCGCCACACCGAAGAGGAGAACCGGTACCGGATCATTCTGCCGATCAATTATGAGTTGAAGCTGGATGCCAAGGACTTCAAGGAGTTCATGCACAACATTTATGAATGGCTCCCCTTCGAGGTGGACACAGCGACCAGTCAACGTGCCCGCAAATGGCTGTCCCATGACGGCCACTACGAGTACAACGACGGCCAGTTGTTGGATGCCCTGGCGTTCATACCGAAGACCAGTAAGAACGAGGAACGTAAGCGTGTGGTGGACTCTCAACAGTCTCTGGACAACCTGGAGCGTTGGGTGATCAACAACACCGGTGACGGTAACCGCAACAACCAACTGATCAAGTACGCCTACATCTTACTGGATGCCCAGTTTGACTACGATGAGATCCATAAGCGGGTAGCTCAATTGAACAACAAGCTTGTGGACAAACTCACCGAAGCAGAATTGCTCGGCACTATCATGACCACCATTTCAAAAGCCCTAAGTAAGCGGGCTGCGTAACCACTTTACACAGGGGGCTCCGGCCCCTTTTGTGATCCATTAAGAAACATAGGAACCATATTATGAAACAAGAAGACGTTAACGATCACCTGGTACTGCTGGTGGGTAAATCGGCTGCCGGTAAATCCGCCTCCCTGATGGCACTGGATAAACCAGAAGGTGTCATGTATTTGAATTGCGAATCGGGAAAACGCCTCCCCTTCCGATCCAAGTTCAATGAATACACCATCACCGACCCACTCCAAGTCCACGAAGCCTTTGGTGCCGCCGAAGGTATGGACAACATCCACACGATTGTCGTGGACAGCCTGACGTACATGATGGATCTGTACGAATCCCTTTACGTCCGTAACTCCACCAATGGGATGCGTGCATGGGGTGATTTTGCGGAGTTCTTCCGGGAACTAATGCAACAGTACGTCGCCAAGTCCAGCAAGAACGTGGTCTTCATTGCCCACACCCTCGATACCTACAACGAAGGTGAAATGGTCATGGAAACCAAAGTACCGGTGAAAGGTTCGTTGAAGAACAATGGTATTGAGTCGTTCTTCTCCTGCGTCGTTGCCGCCAAGAAAGTGAAGCTCAAGGATGTGTCCAAGTACGAATCCAAGCTCCTGAGCATCACCGACGAAGAAGAAATGTTGGGATTCAAATACGTCTTCCAAACCAAGCTGACCAAAGAGACCGTCAACGAACGGCTTCGAGGCCCCATGGGTATGTTCGACAACCAAGAAACCTACACTGACAATAATATGCAATTGGTCTTCAACCGTTTGAACGAATATTACGCCTGATCTCAGGCAGTCC